AGGACGACCGAGGGATGTTAGCGGTCGGTACGTTTGAGAAGGTATGTTGTGATCTCATTGTATTAGTTCCTTAGAGCTCTGTTCATGTTCGAGCTCGTGAGATTGTTTACTGCGTTTTAGAGCGACCATCTCTAGGCCAGTTGCGAGGCATTCGTTGTCCTCGTTTATTACTTGGCCCGTTTGGTCGTTGAAGTTACCGAGGCGAATGAGTGAGTAATCTTCCGGATGTTCTCCGCAAGGATGATTGTCGTCGTTTGAGATATTTTGGAATTCGCGCATGATTTCGCCGTCCGCGCGGGCGAACATTGGGCGCTGGTAGGTTCCGGATGCTGTATCGAAGATCGAGTAGATTTGTAGTTTCATGTTAGAGATTCCTCTTGGTTATACGCGCTTGAGTGCACTTATATTTAGCACGTAAGGCGGCTGGTGTGTAGTCTTGTTTGTGTGCCTTGATGAATATTTGTCGTACCTTTTTGACCAGCTCAAGGGTGCTGGAGTCCTGTAGAGATAATATATTTTGATAATACCGTGGAACCTTGCGAATGATTCCTTTACCTGGTACAGGCACTTCGTCTGAGGGGAAGATATCATCGGAGAATTTTTCGTAAAACCCTGCGCCTAGGCCGCAAGGTTTTGTTCGTCCTGTGGACATTCGAATATACTCCGGAAGAATCCAATAGGCTTCGCCATTTTCATCGCAACGGAGGTAGTGTTGTTTTGCTCTTTCCCCGGTAATTTTTTTGAGTGAATATTTGGCACAGTAGGCAGCTGTGCCGTAGTTGAGGGGTTGAACGGTTGTGAAACCGAACCCCCATAGTTTCGCCAGCGTGTCCGATGTATAGGTGTGATACCCCTCGTCGTCTTTCCATAGCCGCTGGTCGCTAAAGGAATGGTTAAATAGACAGACGTGATAATGGGGTCGCTGGTTTTCGTCGCCGTATTCTCCGCAATAGAAATAGCGGATTTTGTTAACGGGACGTTTGTATTTTTTGGCTTTTTTTGCCTCGCGTTTGCGTAGTCGACGGATGAACTTTTGCACGTCATCCGGTCGGAGTGAGTAGTTAGATGGGATAAATTGTCCATCTTTGAATTGTTGTTTTGTGCATTCGGAGGGGTCGCGGTAGGTAAGAGTAACAAAGCAATTGCCTTGTTGATCGTAGTACAGACTGGCCTCGTGAATGATGCGGATTGCCCACATGATAGAGTGATCGAGGCGACAGCCAAGGCACTGACCGCAAGCCACTTCCAGTGTCTGCGCAGTGCCTTTTTGATTGAAGGTGAGCCCGCCGGTGGAGGGGTTTTTGTACCCCTTGAGTGGTGTGAAGCAGGGCACATTAGAGGCGGTAGCCGCCTCGTGCCGTTACCGAACGATTGTTCTTTGGGTGGCTGCCTGCGTACTTTGAGAATTTTCGGCGGGAAGATTTGTTAGATAGTTTTCTACGTCGCATTTTTTTGCTCCGTTGAGTTAGCGAAATTGCACAGGGTTGCCATATTTCGCGTGTTCTCTGCTAGCGCAGAGGGTGAGGTGTTTAGTTGTAGGTAGGATGACTCGGCGTCAACGCCACATTGTAAAGAGGTGGCGGTGCAGCCGGCCATCGCTGCTGCCAAGAGAGTCAGCATGATTAGTTTTTTTGGCGCCCTGGTCATTGGCCTTTTGTACTCCTAAGCCGTCGATATCGCAAGCTTTTACTCCGAGTGAGGTCGTTTTTTTGCCTTTTTGGGACCAGTGCGCCAGTACCCTATCAAGTGGTAGGGGTACTTTCGGCCCCTGGCGGTGCCGTTTTATCCTCTGTTGGTGTGTCCGGCTTCGCCGGAGGGGGTGACGCGTCAGCCGGGAGATCTGCCGCCTGCGGCGCCAGCTCTTCGTCTGGCGGCGTCTTTCCAGAGAGGTCAATGTTTTGTCTGCCAGGAGCAGCCAACATTGGAAGTTTTTTTGTCAGATCGTTGATATTTTTTGGGTCGTTGACGTAATCGAAGAAGGCTGCCGGCGAGCCTTTGAATTCGTTTCGAATTTCTGACGGTAAGGCATCGAATACTTCTCTGCCTTTTGTTAATTGTAGGTTCGCTTCCAGGAAGTCGAATTCGGCGAAGTCGCCGTATGTTCCCTGGTATTTCTCCAGGTGAGACATTGTTCCGGCCTTTTGGGCTCGGTGTAGAATTTTATTGATGTCGGTTTCGTCCTTAAAGGACTGTTTTGTCCGTCCATCTTTGTAAGTAGGTTGGACTAACCGTCCATTGTTGTCATGTTTTCCTATTGATTGCATGCTCATTAGTCGTTCCTTCCTTTTCGGATGGTAATGGTGATGGGTTTTTTCTTTTTGTTGCTAGGTTGTAAATAAGTTTTCCGGCCCCCCAGCGTATGGCGGGCGACGAACTCGCCAGCTTTGCGAGCGAGCTCTGCCGGTATGTCCGCCGCGCTGTTAAGCGCGTCTTTAATTTTTTGAATGTTTCGTTTGGTTGTTTCGCGGGCCTCTTTTCCATTGTTGGGTTTGTCCAGGGCGCGCGCCACTTGGTCCATCCATTTTGCTATTTGAGAGCCTGCAGTAGAGATCGGAGCTATCGCTCCTGCTTGTGCGTTTGTGAGATTAGTTCGGGCCTCGATGTTGTCTATCTCGACGCCGAGTAGTTTTGTGCGCGTCGCTTGAGCGAGCGCGGAATTCGCTGATGTTTGGGCGCCTTTTATTCCTTCACCGCCGATGCTTTGCATTTGGGCCATTGCCCCGGCGGGAGTGGATGCGTCGTACATGCCAGCGAGTATGGGATTTAGGCCGCCAGCTTTTAAGTCTTTCATTCGCCGTTGAACGGCTGTGTCGGACATTCGTTCCTGGAAGTCCATTTGGCGCTGGGCGGCTTTTCTATTTTGTTTGTTTTGTTTTGATGCCCCGAAAGCGGAGGTTACGAATCCTCCTAGGGGGCTTGAAATAAAGCCCCCGACCTTTTTGAGAACTGATTTTATTGACATTAGAAGCGGTCGATATTGCCGGGCACTCCGAACAACGGTAATGGCCTGGCGGCTTTTATTTCATGATAGAAGTCCGCAAAGAATTGCGGTTGTGTTGGGACCGCTATTGCGCGGTCCAGTGGAACGCCTGTGTTCGCTTGTATGAAGGTATCGCCCAAGGCGGGTAGTGTAGCGAAGTCCTCAGAGAGGTGCCAAGAGGCGAGCGTTCCGGTTGCGTCAGGGCGCATTAGTGAGGTGAGTTTAGAGGAGAGAAAACGATACTCTGCGTATCGTTCTTGGTAACCGAAAACGAGGTTGTCGGTTGCGGGGGTGCCGGTTCCGGTAATCCAGATTTCGCGGTTTAACACGCTTTGTTCGCCTATTCCGGCGAGCACTGGATAATAGAAGTCATACCGGGTGGATTTACCCCAGTAACGGTCTACCCCTTGAGAGTAGGATATGTCGCCACGGATATTTCCGATGATGAGTACCACGCCATGCTCGACAAAGGATTTTGTCCAGGAGTGAGTGCCGGAAACAGTTCCGTTTGCGGCTAGGTTGCCAACTTTGTCATTTTCAGCCGGAGTCGTCTGCGCATTTTGCTGAACAACCGGTGAGAGGCTAACTGCCGAAGAACCGCCGCCGAGAAATTCGGCCCGTTGTAGTCTGAAGTCCGGACTGGAAACTTTCCATTGGCTTTTGAGTATTTCCACATAACGGGTGCCGCTCCTTGCGTCGCGTTCTAGTAACCGTTGAGTTTGGAAGGCGAGGCGTATGTCATTGATGGTAGGTGCGAGTGCTGTTGAGAGATCGGCGAACATTTTATTTGTTTCCGCTGATGCGTCGCCGGTTGCAGATACATCTACCCAGGCTGCGCCCGCGTCCATGCGAACATGGTCGGCGTCGGCTACTGAATAGATGCCGATGTTCACGCCGGCGGCGCCGGCGGTTTTGATGTCTGCAGAAGTGCCTAGCGGCATTGTTACGGCAGAGCCTTTTTGCGGCCAGGGTAAGCAAGACGTGAAATAGTCTTTGCGTTTGCCGCGTTTCATTGGTGTGTTACGGACGTTTTGGCTGCCGTTGCTGTCGTCGAGTTTATCGGTAGCCTGCGTCGTTGTAATTTTGAGCGAGTCTTGCAGGTTTTCGTCCCGAAACCAGTCGTTGTAAATTTTGTGATATGCCCTCCAGGGCAAAGAGGAAACGAGTACGTCGTCAGGGATTACGGCCAGAGGTAGGCCGAAATAGTCCCACATTGTTCCAAGTGCGGTGTAAATTCCCGCGCTGTTGCGGGTTATTGTTGGGATTGTTTTGTCGATTGAATCTCCGGGTTCGTCCTGGGCGCCATGCATTTTTTCGTGGTCGGCCCAGATCGTGCGATACGGCACGAAGAACGCGAAGGTTTCAAAGTAGAGGTTGTCGAGTATAGGTCGGAGCATCGTGTTTAACCGTAGGAAAAAGGATGTCCGGAAGGAGAACGTATCGCCTGGGATTATGTCGATCGGTTGACAGATCGGGATTAGTAGATCGGCGTCTATCGTTGTCTTGTGAGAGTGAGAGAGGTTGAAGGACGACCGAGGGATGTTAGCGGTCGGTACGTTTGAGAAGGTATGTTGTGATCTCATTGTATTAGTTCCTTAGAGCTCTGTTCATGTTCGAGCTCGTGAGATTGTTTACTGCGTTTTAGAGCGACCATCTCTAGGCCAGTTGC